TTAAGACAGGCCAGATCAAAGAAACACCAAAACCAACCGCAACTAAGAAAGACGAGGAATAACAGTGGCCATATATCTAAATAACAACGTAGGGGTCAAGTTGGCAACAGCCGCTGCTCCTACAGTACCCTCAATCGATATCAGTTCATACGTAACTAACGCTGTAATCAATCAGATCGTAGATGAACTTGAAGTGACTGCGATGGGAGATTCCGCACACCGATTTGTCGCTGGTCTCCAATCTGGCACATTTAGCATCGACTTTATCAATGACTGGGCAGCCAGCCAGGTAAATACAACGCTTAACGCAGCCTTTGGACAAACCCTAGCAGTATCAGTAATTACTGTTAAAGGCACAGCAGTATCAGCAACCAACCCTACCTACCAATTTAACGTGTTAGTAAATAACCTAACCCCAATCGGTACAGGCGGCGTGGCTGAAGTTGCAACATCTAGCCTATCATTTACAGTAAACTCCGCGATAACAGTATCAACATCAGTTGCATTCTAATTAAGGGGTAACAATGGCAAAGCTAAAGATTACTAGGGCTAATGGTGAGGTTTCTGAGCATAAAATTACACCAGGAGTCGAATATAGTTTTGAATTGAAATATGGCTCAGGTATTAGCAAAGTCCTGCGCGAGCATGAACGCCAGACCGAAATATTTTGGTTGGCTTATGAATGCTTACGCAGGGCTGGTGCACAGATACCTATATGGGGCGTGGAGTTTATTGACACACTTGAAACTGTAGAGGTATTAGACGAAGAAAAAAAATAATACCGCGTGATTCAATGCTTTACGCTATTGCAAGCCTTAGCGTAGAAACAGGTATCGCGCCTAAAGAGTTTATTGATATGGATACGGATATGTATATAGCCATTATACAAGTCCTAAAAGACAGAGCTAAGGAGATTAAAAATGCCAGTAGAGGTCGTAGGCATTAAAGATGTCCTTAAAGGCTTAGAGTTTATTGATGAAGATATGCGCCAGCGCATTAGGACAGCTATTGATCCTTTAATGCGTGGCGTAGCATTTAAAGCTAAAGGCTTTGTAAAAGGCAACGATGATGTTTTATCTGGCTGGGCCAAAGCATCTGGTAACCCTGGCACATTCCCTAAATACGATGCAGGTATAGCACGTGCTGGTATTGGCTATAACCCAGGAGAAAACAAAACATTTAAGAATGGATTTAAAGTAAGCAACTATGTTTACAACGCTAGCAGACCAGGCGCAATTTATGAGGTAGCAGGCCGTTTAAATCCACAAGGCCGCGCCCCATTCCAGATGACACCATCTAAAGGTGCAAGTGGCACATACACTAAAAGATCTGCTAGAAGCAAAGCATTTGAGGAATACAAATCTAATAACCCATTTGCTAGCCAGCAGTTTGTGGCCGCATTAGAGCCAGTAACAGCGCAACCTAAAATTAAAGACTTGCGCAGTGGTGGTCGTAAAACTAAGGGCCGTTTAATTTACAAGGCCTGGGCACAAGATAGTCCTAAAGTTTATGATGCAATATTAAAAGCCATTAGCGCAACAGCTATTGACTTTAATAAAAAAACAGAAATTAAAAGGGCAGCATAATGGCCAATGTAGTCGTCTCCGCTATTGCAACCTTTAATGGTAAGGCACTTAAAAAAGGCCAAAAAGAGTTATCAGCATTTGATAAACAAGCCCAGCAATTAGGCAAAACATTTAACCGAGTCTTTGCTACTACAGCACTTGTGGCATTTAGCAAAAAGGCAATTAACGCATTTGCAGCTGATGAACAAGCCGCCAAGTCCCTGGCAGTACAGTTAGAAAATACTGGCAACGCATTTAGGGTAGATGAGGTAGAGGCGTATATAGCCAGCCTACAAGGACTATATGGCGTGTTAGACGACCAACTCCGCCCAGCCTTCCAGACTTTGTTAAATGCAACTGGCTCAGTAACCCTTAGCCAACAGGCTTTAGAAACTGCATTAAACGTTAGCGCAGGCACAGGTAAAGATCTAGCAAGCGTGGTGGCTGCAATAGCCAAAGGTGCATCAGGTACTACAACAGCATTAGCCAGATTAGGCACTGGATTAGACAAAGCCACAATAGCCAGTGGTGACATGAATAAGATTATGGCCGCGCTTGATAAGAAGTTTAGCGGTCAAGCATTAGCCAGATTAGATACTTATGCAGGCAAGATGGACTTATTAAAGGTTGCAGCTGCTAATGCCACTGAAATTATAGGTAAAGGGTTAATTGATGCCCTTACTGTGTTAGGTAAAGATAATTCAATAGATCAAGCCGCTAACTCTATGAATGGGTTTGCTAACGCTGTTGCTAATACTGCTAAAGGTATGGGTGAGTTAATTGCCCAGGTAAAGCAAATTATAGATAGTGATGTGGGCAAATTCCTATTAGCCATTACAGCGCTACTAACTTTAGGCAAGAAGCAGTTAATAGTAGGCGCAGTAGGTTTAATTGCCTACGATATTGGCAAAACTCAAAAACCTACATCTAACTTTACTTATGGCTCTGGCAACCCTAGGTCAGATTTATTATTGCAAAAGAAATTAAACACAGCTAAAAAAGATGAATATAACATTATTACTGCATCTAATAAGCAAAGAACCGAAGTAGATAAACTTAAAGACAAGTTTGATCTAGAGCGCATAGGTTTAGCAGCAGCTTTAAATTACAACATAAGTGCAGAGGATAAATTAAGAGTCCAGGCATTAACAGCAATAGCAAACAATGATGAGGCTTTGGCTAAAAAGTATCTAGCTGAACTTGCCGCAGCCGAGGCTGCAAAGAAACTGGCAGACGCTACCTTACAATTAGAATTAGCCTTCAAAACAACCCTGGCAAGGCTGGCTATATACGATCCAGTAAAGGCTTATGGTGCTACAAATAGTTCTGAAATAGCAACCGCGCTTATAGCTTTAGATGCTGCTAAAAAAACACTCTCAGGCTTACAGCAAAATGCTGGCGTTGATACCACAAACTCAATAATTAACGGCAAAGTTAATCCAAACGCTTTTATGCCACCAGCGACAACACCATACGATCCATTATCTAGTTTGAGGGTAACTGCAGCCGATATAGCATCTACAGGTTATAGATATGATCCTTTATCTGGTATGAGGGCAACAGCGCAAGATATACGTATTACAATAGATACTGCTGCCAGTGGTGATAAGTTAAGCCAAGCTATTGCCGAGAGTATTCAAATAGCCACACGCTCAGGATATAGCACAACACCTGCTGGATCTCTAGCATGACCTTACCTGTAATAAGTGCTTTAATTAACTTTAGCACTGGGCCTGCGTTTGCCCAAACAATGATTTTAGATTCAGGCATACTAGGTACTAACGTTTTAGGTGATAGCACAGCTGTTATTGTAGATGTATCAAATCAAGTAAACCGTATAGAAACTAATCGAGGTCGTACTGCATTATCAGATCAATTTCAAACAGGTTCACTTACATTACGTATAGTCGATCAAAATGGCGATTTCAATCCTCAAAACGGTTCGGGGCCGTATGCAGGACTTTTAACACCCATGAAAAAAGTGCAAATTAGTGCAACTTATGGCGGTGTCACATATCCAATATTTCAAGGCTTTATTACAAGTTATGTAACTACTTACCCAGACGATTCTGGAGAAGATTTAGCCATGACGACTATACAGGCGGTAGATGCATTTAGATTAGCCCAGTTAGCGCAAATTAGTACAGTTACAGGGGCAACTGCTGGAGACTTATCGGGAACGCGTATCAATCAAATATTAGATCAAATTGGATGGCCAGCAACTATGCGTGATGTAGATGCAGGACTTACTACTATGCAGGCAGATCCTGGTACTAATCGCACAGCACTGCAAGCCCTAAGCACAGTAGCCTCATCTGAATATGGATCTTTATATGTAGATGCAACTGGCTCGTTTGTCTTTCAAGATAGATCGGTAACCGCTGGATCTATTGGTGGCACGCCTACAGTATTTGCAGATAATGGCACAGGTATAACCTACTTTGATGCTACCTGGATTCTTAACGATGTGCTGGTATTTAATAAGGCCACTATTACCAGGGCTGGGGGCAGTCCACAGGTAGCTTTAAATCAGGACAGCATAGATAAATATTTTTTACATAGTTACTTTTTAGATAATCTTTTAATGGAAACGGACGCCGTTGCGCTTAATTATGCCCAGGCTTATGTTGCTAGCCGAGCGGAGACAAGCATTAGAGTGGATTCCATAGTGCTAGATTTATATACGGCTGATTACAACACGGGCATTATTGCAGCTTTAGGTCTGGACTTTTTTGATCCTATAAAGGTGATTACTGCCCAGCCAGGTGGGTCTACCTTAGAAAAAACCCTACAGATTTTTGGCGTAAAAATGAATATAACGCCAAATAGTTGGAAAACCACGTTTACAACGCTCGAACCCGTAATTGATTCGCTGATCCTTAACGATGCTATATACGGAACTTTAGACTATAATGTGCTTAGTTATTAGGGAGATATAATGGCAAAACAGACTTTCACTACTGGGCAGGTTCTTACAGCTGCGCAGATGACTAGCTTGCAGCAAACCGCAATGGGTGGTGGATCACCTAGCACCAAAACCGCATCATACGTATTGGTTGCTGCCGATGCTGGAACAGTAATTCAAATGAACAGCGCATCTGCTACAACCATTACAGTTAATACTTCATTGTTTGCCGCAGGTGATTCAGTACAGATTCAAAATATTGGCGCAGGTACATGCACAATTACGGCTGGTACTGCAACAGTTACTACTAGCGGATCTTTAGCATTATCTCAGTGGGAAGGTGGATTTTTATATTTCACTTCCGCTAGCGCAGCCATATTTTTTGATTATACACAAACAGGTGCAGTATCGCCATTGACAACCAAAGGTGATATTTGGGGTTACAGCACTTTAGATGCTCGTATTCCTGTAGGTGCAAACGACACAGTACTTACAGCAGATTCAACTCAGGCACTGGGAGTTAAATGGGCTTCACCTGCAAGCGGTGCAATTACTTGGACACAAAGATTAACTGGAACAGGAAGCGTTTTTTATTCAATTGCATATAATGGAAGTAATTTATATGTTGCAGTTGCATCGGCTGGAGTTTTATATTCATCACCTGATGGTTTAACTTGGACATCTCGCACATCAGGTTTTGGCGCAAATGATATTAATCAGGTTGCTTATGGTAACTCATTATGGGTGGCAGTTGGCGCAAATGGCACATTAACAACTTCAACAGATGGCATTACTTGGACAGCAAGAACTTCAAACTTTGGTGCATCAGATAATTTGTATGATGTTGTTTATGCCAATTCACTATGGGTTGCTGTTGGAACTGGTGGTGGCACAACTGATACAGGTGGTTTAATTTATTCAACAAATGGCACAACTTGGACTAGGAAATCACAAACTCCAACAGTTGGTACTGAGTACAGAACAGTTGTTTACAACGGAACTAACTGGGTAATTGGAGCAAGTCTATCAACAAATAATTTTCTGTATGCAAGCGCGCCGTCAGGCACTTGGACTGCTGGAGTTACTACTGGAGCGTCGTCACTTGGAATTATTATATGGGATGGCACTAGACACATTATTTTTGAAACAGCAGGCGTTTATTTTAACACCAGCGTTACTTTAGCAGGAACTTCAACAATATATAATGGCATTGCTTCACCCACCGCAAATTCTAGTACAAAAAATTTCTTCAAACTTTACTCAAATATCCTTTATAGATTTAGCACCGCAATGCAAACCTATGTTCCAGTTTCAACCGCTTATCCAACAATTACTGTTCCAGTTTTATTGCCAACAACAAGTATGAGCAGCACAAATGTATTGGGAACCAGAGTTTCAACATCATTTGTTGGTGCGGCTGGAATTATTCTTATTGACACAGCAGGCAGAATTTACACATCATTCTAAGGAGATATAAATGGCACTTTCATATACAGTAACGGATGATTTTAAGGTAATCGTCAAATCAGGCACTAAAAAAATTGATGAGGTTGGCGCGTTTGAATCAGCGGAAAGCGCGAACTATTGGGGTACAAGTGTCTGCGCAAAATACAATTCTGCCGAATATGCGGGTGTTGAATATCCAAATCAATTACCTGAACAAGCTGACTAATGAAGCCGTGGCTATGTGCAGCTGGTGTAGAGCTTAGGGATGCCGTTAATACCTGGTATCCAGATCGCCGCACTACCAGTGATGGGTGGGCTGGCGATTCTCGTCACAGTGCCAGAAAATCGGATCATAATCCAGACGGGGCAGGATGCGTGCGAGCCATTGATATTGATTCTAGGCTGGATACATCCGAAGGGCTCTCGGTTTATCTGGCTGACCAGATCAGAATCTGTGCGAAAACCGATAAGCGCATATCTTACGTAATACATAACGGCATGATTGCTAGCAGGATTCTTAACTTTAAGTGGCGTAAATATTCTGGGTTTAACAAACATACAAAACATATCCACGTTAGCTTTACAAAGGCTGGCGACAAAGATGGCAGAGCGTTCGATATACCACTACTAGGGGGCAAAATATGAACATAAAGAATCCATACGTACTAACGCTAGGCGCATTCCTGTCAGCCTGGGCAGCATCTAACTTCGCAGCCGATTACCGTTCCATTCTATGGGCTGTACTAGCTGGTGTATTTGGTTATGCCACTCCTAAAAAATGAGTGCTGCGGAATGGGCATCCTTTGGGGCTGGCGGTATCGCCGTGCTAACAGGCGTGCTGATCGGGTTACGTTTCTTAGTTAAGGGTTGGCTAAACGAACTGAGGCCCAACGGAGGCGCCAGTATGAAGGATCAATTAACTCGGCTAGAACAGCGTGTTGATGATCTATTTATTCTAATTAGTAAGCGATAATTTTATTATGGCTGCTACGCGTAAGCGCAAGAAGGTTAATAGGCGAGTGGTGCGTAAATCACCCGATCCATTATCTAAGTTAGAAGTGTTTTACATAGCCAAACACGAGATGTTCAAAGCCGCACGCAAGGCTGGATTCAGTGAGCCTATTGCGCTTGCCCTAATGGATAGTCCATCGTCTATGCCCGACTGGGTAGTAGGCGATAACGGAATTATCCCCTCTATTCCTACTCCAGATGAGGAAGAAGATTAAGCGTTGGTTAGTGATCTCAGACCTTCAGGTCCCATACCAATTGGACTCTGCGGTAAAGAACGTAATCAAACTAGCCAGGAGAGAAAAGTTTGACTCTATATTGGTGGTTGGTGATGAGATTGACTTCCAGTCGATTAGCAAATGGAGTGAAGGCACACCTCTGGCTTATAGCGAGGATTTACACGCTGATCGTGAGCTATGTAAGCAGATACTTTGGGATATCGGTGAATACAGTCCAGAAATGCATATTATTCGCAGCAATCATACTGATCGGCTTTATAACACTTTATTAAAAGTGCCAGGTTTAATTAACCTACCAGAACTTCAATATCCCGCCTTTATGGGATTCGCCGAGATGGGTATGACCTACCACCGCAAGGCTTATGAGTTTCACCCCGACTGGGTACTCTGCCACGGAGATGAAGGCAATATGAGCCAGCACGCAGGTATTACAGCTCTTAACCTAGCCAAGAAGTTTGGAAAGTCCGTTTTAGCAGGACATTCGCACAGGCTGGGCATGAGTGCCTACTCAGAGGGCATAAACGGCCACTACAGGGCCTTATATGGGGTAGAGGTAGGAAACCTTATGGATCGAAAGAAAGCGGGCTATATTCGCTATAACAGCGCGAATTGGCAGAATGGGTTTGCTATACTGGAAGCCGAAGGAAAGACGCTAACACCTACGTTGGTGCCTATTGATCCTAAGGATGGCTCATTTACAGCTCTGGGCAGGCATTACAGGTAAATCGTTACCTAATCGTTATACAAATACTCTCCAAAACTATCCACAAAGTCGTACACAGATGCCATACTTGTCTCGTGCCAGAAATACTGGCGCAGAAAGCAGGGCTACTATGAAGATAGAAATGAAATTAACTGCAACTGATTTTGAACGGTTGTGGCTTAACGCTATGCAATGGATGAATCACGACTGGGAAAAACAAGCAGACCGTTTTGATCCCATGCCATTATTTAGCTGGCACTACGCATACTGGTTTGACAATTACGCTGCTTTAAAATTAGCAGAGGCTTTTATTAGTACCCTAGGCAAGAACTACGCCATTCATAGCGATGAGGGCACTGGCGATTGGGTTTTGTTAACTAATTATGCGAGCCCTTGCTATATCAGCAAGAGACTGGTAAGCGCATGACACTTAAAGAAGCTGGCTTGGTATGGGTAGCATCTATGGTTGGAATTATCTGGGCTTATGGTGTATTAGAAAACCAGAAGCAAACCATGTACTGGCGTGGCAGAAAAGACGGCTGGGACATGCACCGCCGTATGATAGAAAACAAAACTAATGCCGACAACAACTGAGAAGCTGTTTAATAATGCCACGGCACTTGTCCATGAACGAGGAGTTGTCTATGGGCACGCAATTTACAACATGGAACGTATCGCAAAATCGGTCAGTGCATACATTGACTTTCCAATCATGCCTCACGACATACCGATTATTAACGTTCTGCAGAAAATATCCAGGCTGGCTGAAAGTCCTGGACACGAAGACAGTATCGTGGACATCTGTGCATACATGGCAATCTACCAGCTATGCATTGAAGCCGAGAAAGATGGAGAGTTTGAATGGAGGGCGGGAGAATAATGGCATTTGATTTAAGTCAATACGAGACAGTTGATGAACGACTACATAAATGGTGGGGGTTATATCCAGATGGAAGAGTGGAAACAGAAGTTATCGAGGCCACAAACGTTAGATTCATTGTTATTTGTAGGCTATTCAAAACAGAAGCAGATCTCAAGCCGTGTGCTACTGGGCTTGCGAGTGAGACTGTTAGTGATAGAGGGGTTAATGCGAATTTTGCTCTTCCTAACTGCGAGACAAGCGCAATTGGTAGGGCAATTAGCAACTCGGGTCTCTCAGCTAAAGGCAAACGCCCAAGCAGAGAGGAAATGGCCTCGGTAAATGCTAGGGAAGCAGAAGCATTCAAACCTAAGTATGGCCGACCAGGATCTAAATCGGCTGCAATGGAGCATGCGCTTCATATTGTTAACTCACAACCTAAAGATATTGCTAATGAGCCTGTGCCTATTGAGTGGTCTGTTGGCGAAAGCATTACTCAAATCGGTGAAGTGGTTAGTATTGGCTTTACTTGTCGGCACGGCAATATGGTGAAGAAAGAAGGAATCGCAAAGGGAACTAATAAACCCTACGCGGGCTATGTATGCAGTGCGGCTAAGCCAGATCAATGCGATGCAAAATGGGCCAAATTAACCGCAGCAGGAACGTGGTATTGGCCCGATGATACAGAACCAGGGAAAGGAGGCGAATAGTGGGATATGTTGAGATATTAGACGGTTCAGGGTTCACATTACGGCTTGAAAACGATAAAGAAACCCTGACACCATCTAAAGACCGATGCATTAGCTGTAACGACGACAGGCTTGTGCATGAAGGTATATTCTTAGTTTGTGCGGTTTGCCATTGCAGGCAATAGGGATATTAGCATGAATCATACAAGATTCAAGTGTAACGGCTGTAAGCGAAAGACTGAGTTTCTTTGGCTTGAGCGCATTGAAACGCCCGAAGGTTTTAAGGCTTACCAATGCACAGAATGTGGGTGTGTCGGCGTCAAAAACATCGCTGAAGCGCTTACTATACCTGACTCGGACATAATCCGATGTGATAAGTGTGGTGGTTGGAAGTTTAACACCGTGGGCTGCCACACTTGCGCACTAATTAAGGAGAAGTAATGGCTATCTTCAGCAAAGGCTTAAATTCCCCTGGATATAAAGAGAATAACGATTACTACACGCCACAATGGATATTTGATGCATTGGGCGAAACGTTCGACCTAGACGTGTGTGCGCCTCCGGGTGGCGTGCCTTGGCTACCAGCTAGGACTCACTACGATATAGAGGCCGATGGCTTAGTGCAGCCCTGGCATGGATTTATCTGGTGCAATCCTCCGTACAGTAAGCCAACTCCCTGGATTGATAAGTTTATAGAACATAGCAATGGAATCATGTTGGTCCAAGTATCAAAATCTAACGCATTCAT